GTCTGGTAAGGCCCGCACACCTACTAATCTTGCTCTTGGTTCGAAGTTTTCTATTACATCTTCTACTCTTTGTGATAATACAAACGCAGTGATAGGACTCAATGGTTCAAACAAAAGTTCACGAATGCCAGACCCTATCTCTGGATGAAAAGGTTTCTCATAGGTATTAGTAAGAATAAGGTTTCTCACCGCACGTTTGACTGCTTGAATTCCTTGTACTTTTGATATATCAGCAGATGTGCTCTTCTTAGAAAAAAATAAATCCAAATCTCTGAAAACTTGGGCATCTCTTGTCGAATTAACGTTCTTAGACTGAGCATCAGAATAACCAGTATTCAAATATGTGTCTTCGGTTGCCATGAGTAATCCTTTTTGTATTATTTATACTCACTCACTCGCACTTTGTTTCATAATATACTTCTTAGGTGAACCCCAAATGTCTTTTGCGTTCACTCGAATGAATCTTTTGTTTGTTTCTTTGTCGTTTGGATTAGGAATGGTAACCATAACATTCTTACCCTTCATCCAAGCCTCTCTTTGATTAATTGTTCTTTGCAACATTGATATATCACTACGCATCGCGTTGCACACCTTCTTGTTCACGTTAGAACGCTCACCCTTAGATACCTGATGTGCCCTACTCTTTTTTCTTTTAGCCATTATAAATCTCCTTCACTGGCCTGTATGATGTATTGTGCTCGTCGCATAAAAGAACTTCTGATATAACTGCATCAATGTTCTCATGCCAAAAATTCAAAAACTTGTGTACTCTTGGATACTCTGGTTTAACATCTGGTGTTTGCCATATAAACTCTTGCAGAATGTCCTGATAATCAGGCATCCAATAAAGTATATTTAGTGTGACTATAGATTTTCTTTTTATAATCATGTTGATGGCTCTGGATCGTAACTCTCTCTATATTTGTATGATATCGTAAAGAGTCTCCCCTTAAATCTTTTGTTGAGTCTTTTATCTGAGTAATTATGTCCCATTGCTTTTGGTGCTCTCATACCACCCTTAAAATAACTAAATCTTTTCCCCTTCCCCCTAAGTATAATTGATTCTAAGTCGCCGGGATGGTCTTCGAATATTGAGTATGGCGTTAGGATTGTAAGTTTATTGCCATTCGCAGAGGCACTTGCAGGTCGCTGGCCGGGGCGGGATCGTCTTCTATTCAAAACACGACCGTGGAAATCTGTTTGTTGAACTATATCCTCACCATGAATACCATACGTTTCTCTATACCCAAGTATTGGTTTACCATCAGCACCAATAGATGTTGTTTCATATTTGGTTACTTCAGTTTCAAACAAATTATATTGTGTTATCCTTATGCTTGCACGGATTGGTACATTTTCAAGTTCCACCACAACTTCCGTCATTCCCTCGTTGCCGGCTGAGAGCGTGATTTGTTTATCTGAGAAATGTTCTGTTTTAGTAGATATCCTGTGAGTAAACCCATCTGCTTTTGACTTTGGTGCAACATTCTTTCGTTCTTCTGGTTTCTCCACCTTTTTAGGCACCACTTTTGTTTCACCAGTGTCCGTGCTTATTGTTTTGACCTGTTCCTCAGACACCATAGAGTACGCACCGGCATCCTCTTCTAATGGTGTTGCGTCTGTCTTCAGTGGAGTTTGTGTTGCAGCTACATCAACTTCTATTTCCTCTGTTTGCGTTGTGATATCTGCATTCTGTGTCACAGTGGATACAGTTTCAGTTAATGGTGCAACTGCTGCCTGTAAAACTTCCTCTGCTTTTTGTGTTGCATCCTCAAGTGACCCTGCCTCTTTCTCAAAGTTAGGAATAACACCACAAATATTACCACCTGATGCAGCAGTAGATGTTGCATCCTTAATAAGAGTCCCTAATTCAAATCCTGCTTTGGTTAGAGTAGATTCAAATTCTGTTGTGATGTTTGCCAGCGCAGCAGCGTACTGGGGGGTTCCCTCGGTTAATGTTGTAAGGTCTTTTATCTCTGCTTGAAGATTTAGTTTTGGCAGTTCTGGTATCTCAATTGTCTGTAACTGATTGACTGCATTATTGATTTCATCTTGTGCAGCTTGAAACGCAGATGCAGCAGTTGATGCTGCCTCATCTATCTTTGCTTCAATCTCATCGGCTGCTGCTTCCAGTTTCGCAAACACATCGTTCATCTGAGGACTTGCGCCGCATAGATTAGGATTTGAAAAGTCTACCATTATCTACTCCTACGGTCCACAAAATACGTTAGAACTTCCGGCTGCAACAGATGTGCAACCAGTTATGGCATCACCAATTCTTCCCGCACCTTTGCCATTCACAAACACACTACTAGAACCTGTTGTAATAGGTGCTGCATGTGAGGGGCACGGTACGCCGGGCAGAAGATGAGATGTATTGTTGTCACCTTGTCTTGACCATGCGATATCATTTACGAATACATTTGGTGAACCCTCTGCTCTAGTCATACCAGAACAATGAGCCACATCTGCATCTCCAATTCTAGTTGCTGCTGGCACGTTCTCTCTCCAATAGTTCTTGTAACCTATCATTCCATACCGCCATCACAGCGTGTTCATCCTCTGTGTGTGGTGCCTCTGGATAATCAGGTATGAATTTAATAACATTCCTAAACTGTAAGTCCTCTGGTACATTCTCCCAATCATCATATGTAACAAAAGAACCGTTATGTAATAAAAACTGAAACTCTGCCATGTTGCACCTATGGGTTAAAGTCGATTCTTGCACCAACAATCTGCACGTTACCTGTAGATGTATGGTTCCAAGTCGTCCCTGTAGTTGAAGTCCATGATGTACCAACGGTTTGCGTTAGTGTTGTCTCTGGGTTGATAGTCATTGCAGTTGCAGACTTCATGTTTAGTGTGGAGCCTGATTTGATTGACACGATACCAGAGATAGTTGATTGCGATAGGTTACCGTTTACGTCAAGCAGATAATCCTTCGATGATTTGATGTGCACACCTCTCTCATTTGGATTGGAGTCCATCTTCTTACCTTCAACAGATAGTTTATACTGTCCCGCGATTATATCAACGCTAGATTTTTCTGTAGTGACAATCCTGTCACCACCAACGCGACCTTTCACACTGTCCTTTATATTGTACGCATGGTTACCAACAATCTCTTCCTCAAGATTACCACCGATAGGATTACCGTTGGCATCAGACTTTGCACCAATCTTGACACGTTCATTACCATGTATCTTTCTAAAGAAGTCACCTTCGACTTCAAGTATGTAATCACCTTTTATTAGATGACGAACAGAACCCTCCACCGTAATGTTCTGCGAACCTTTGATAACACAGTTGCCGTTTCCGATTACAATCTCATAGTTATCACCAATAACCTTGGTAACCCTATCACCGTTTGCGTGTATCTCTTCAAATGTTCCTGTACGGTGTTGCCGATATAATCTTTCTGCGCCGGGACTGTCATCAATTTCTATTATGTGTCCTGACTCGCTTTCTACAACGTGATTATATGGGTAAACACCAGAGATGTATGGGTCAATATTAGATGCAAACCCTTTTGGGTGCGGCTCTTCGAAAAAACTTCTTGTTTCATTAACTGATGAATCAGATACACTTGCAAGATTAGGTTTTGTTGCAGTGGGAACACCTGTTTTATCATTAGGGTCTGTCGGTTCTATTGCTGGTGCGGGATCACCACGCAGTCTTCGTGCTCGCCTGTCTATAAGTGACTGATGACCTTCAGATGCCTCACCTCTTCCAAGACGACTAGTATCTGGTTCACCAACACTGTGTCCACTATCTCTGTCGCCTGGATATGGACCATATATAGGGTCCATCAAATAGTCTTTTTGTGGAGATGCATCAGAGCGAGGGTCGTTGAAACCCTCCGCTGGATTTGAGTAATCATCTGGTGTGCCGGGAAGTGTGCCCATAATCAGAGCTTGTTGCATCTCCGAATCACGCCAGAACCCCACGACCCAAGAGCCAGGTGTCAACCAAGAGGGTGTTGTTCCGATTCCCTGCATCGATGGGTCTGTGACAGGATGCATAACATGTGCCCAAGGCAAATCAGCCGTGGGGAGTGCAACAACGTCCTCAGTATGATAACCAAGGCATCGCACTCTCACACGGCCAATTTGTTCTGGATCGTTTCGGTCCTCGACAACGCCGATAAACCACTGAAACCCGTCGCGTCCCATGAAATAATTATTCTGCATGGAACTATTTATAATGAATTAATGTAAGTCTGGATCGCGACCTAAGCGTTTCTGCTCGGCACTCCAGTTGTATTCCTGTATTTCCAATTTCTTGTCTGGATTTAACAGTTGCATATGATGAAGAGTCTCTTCGGCGTCCTGTTTGTCTAGATGTTCCGCCAGAGTATCAATGATTTTATACTTAATCAAGATTAACTCCTTTTTGAAATTATTAAATGCGTTCTATCAGGTCCACAGTTAACAAAACTATGTAATATCGTAGTATCAACCTCATAGAGATAACCATCATCAGGTATATGAATTATTTCATTCAACGTGGGAAAAATAAAGTATGCATTTGGATTTGTTATGAGAGCTAGATGATAACGAGGGGAATTGTCCTTGTGAACAGAATTGGTTGTACAAGAATTTCTATAAATAATCCTAGAACGTATACCATCCACATCCTTTATAATATCAGCAAAAACTGTCCCCTCGTATATTTCATTTAATATTTTATAATCTGACTGTTTCTTTCTAAAGCGTTTCTGATAGAATGCATAGTTCCCATCATTCGCACGCCAGTCTTCAATCTTTACATCCTTAGGCGCACCAAGTCCATCTGTATATGGATTAACTACTCCACGGTTACTGCGAGTGTCTGACGGATTTTGCGTGCTCCGTTGTACACTAGTCTGTCGATTATAATTGCTATATATACCAGTACCCAATCCTTTGTCGCTGTCCCATAGTTTATCACCTAGGCGATGCTGTATTAGCTCCCATTCAACCAGACATCTATCTAGATCATAGCAATGATTAGTTTTTCTTACTGGATAATCTGTCATGGTAGTATATTTAGTCATTTCACAATTAAGTTCTCTTTATATACACTTTTCAAACCAAGTGCTTCTGTGTTAAATTTAACTAGATTACGAAGTGCATCTTTAGTAATGAATGTCATTAAAACATCTCGCTGTCGATTTCCATCAACACCAATCTTCCATTCATACTTACCAACCTTCCTCTGGATATTGGCAATCGCAGTGGCATCTTTACTCATTGCGGTAAGTGCATCTTGCAACTTTTTTGCGTTGGGATTGTCTTTGCGTACCCAAAGAGCCTTTTGCATACCATCTCTAAAACTTTTTACGAGTTTATATGCGTTATAAAACTCACCACTTGGTGCAACACCGTACTTATTTTTGAACAAAATCTCAAACTGCATATTAGGATAGTTTGGATCGTCCATATGTGATGCACTGTTTGCATCTAGAATACCATGCGTAAACCACACCTTAGCATCTGGATTTGATGCAACATGTTTCTTGTATGCTGCAGGATTCTCTCTTGTACCATTCAGTTCACCACGTTTGAACGCTAGACGCCGTTCACCCCCACTCATGCCTGATACCCAAGTAACATTTTTATCAAAACACTCAATATACTGATCCACACTCAAATCAGGTCCACATGATAACATTGTCATTGCAAATGCCTCAGGCACCATTCCAGAGCCAGCGGCAAATGAAATCTTATCACCTGATTTATAGTCCTTGCGAATACCCGCAATGATATTCAAGTTCATAAGTCCAATACTGGTATAATCTGCATAATTATAATCAACATTCTCTTGCAAAAACGAAACACCATTCCCACCATGAGACACCATTACAGTCTTATCATCTTTCTGTAGGTCATTATGAAACTTATTAAAGCCGGGAATATCTCTTGCGCCCGGAATGGTTTTGATAATAATTTTCTCACCAAGGAATGGGGCAAGTTCTTTAGCAACGATTTCAGTCCACACAGTGGTTCCACCGCCGGGTTTTTGTGGGACAACAAATGTATAATCAGCACTCGCTGTCGAAGTCATCCCTAGCACCATGGCTAGACTCATTACTAGTTTACGCATAACTTAATCTCCTCTTTGTGGTTATACCCCATGCAAATACACATGTGGTTAATAGTAAAAGTATAACAAATATTGGTCTTGTGATCAGTTGATCAATCGAATACAAACTGGTCATTTGTAGTGTCAGAGCTTCTACACGCTCCGCTAGTATAAATCCAATCACCATTGCTGGACGACTGAATTTATGTTTCTTACACAGTATGCCCAGAACACTGCACACTGCAAGAATAAAATAATCTTCCCACCCACCTGTATATTGAACACATGCCCAAGTGATGAATATAAACAAAATCGGGAAATAGTATTTGTAGGGTACGCGGGTGATAGCACTGATATAACGTGTAAACAATAAACAGAACACACCCACTAGAACAGTTGCCCACATGAATCCAAATGTCAGACTGTCAAAGAAATGATCGTCATGTGCTAGGTCTGGTGTGCCTAGTTCAAATCCCAAATACATAAACAATGCCATGATCACCGCAGCAAATGGTGCGCCGGGAATACCAAATAACACAGTAGGAATCATCGATGTTGCCTTCTGTGCATTATTCGCACCCTCTGGTCCAATAACACCTTTGATGTTTCCATTTCCAAACTTTTCGTTGGGATGTGCGGCAACAGTTGATCCATATGCCATCCAATCTGACATTGCTCCACCAAGGCCTGGCAACAAACCAACAAACGCACCTATAAAACCACCACGCAACGCATCCCACTTACTAGCCCATACAGCCTTCACACCCGATATTGTTTGACCAAGTTGGTCTGCACTGTCTACGGTTTTGCGTCTACGTTTTAATCCATCTACAAGTTCTGGAATAGCAAATAATCCCGCAACAAAAGGCATCAGTTGTATGCCATCACCCAAATAATCCCAACCTAACGTATAACGGTCAGCATTTGTCGCAGGGTCAGTGC